TTATAGCTCAAGTTTAGATAGAATGTTACCAGTCTCATCACTGGCTCGTTTGGTTATATCGCTATAAACATCTAGTGTCATGGAGACATCTGCGTGTCCCAAATAAGTCTGCACTTGTTTAACACTTGCCCCTTGATCCAATGCTAATGTAGCCCATGTATGACGTAGCTTGTGCATAGATAATCCAACCGCAACATGGTATTTATCACTAACATCATGAAGCCACTTATTAGGACGCATGACTTGCAATGTCTTACCCTGATTATTGAATACAAAATCATCATTGCTATTATAATGACTGACCTCATACCAATCAGCTAAAACAGTCAACATTTTATTATCAATTTTGAGGGTGCGCTTACTAGTTTGACTTTTAGGCGCTTTAATATACGTACCACCATTAAAGCCACGTCCCAACGCCTGTACAATGCTTATATAGCCACCATTAAAGTCTACTTGTTCCCACTGTAATGCAAGCAATTCTTCTGTACGCATACCAGTGAGAGCCCCCAACCTAAGCAATGTATAGGCTTGCTGATTGATGTATTTGTATTGGCTATCCAAAACTTCTAGAAAGGCTTTAAACTCGTCAACGTCCATAAATTGCTTACGCTTATTAACTTGTCTACGTTCTTTAGGCATCTCAATTTTCGTAAATGGGTCAACTGGTATCATATCCATTCTGACTGCAATATTAAGCAAGCGCCTTAAATATCCTGTTATTTTGCGATAATGTAATATTTTGCCTTGCATTGTGTTAATATATCGTTGTAAGTCTAATGGCTTAATATCAGTTACACGTGTATCACCCCATGCAGGAATAATATGCACGTTGAATACATTCATTGTTTTATTGAGTGTACTTTCTTCAACGGTATGCTGGTAGGTTTCTAGCCACATATTATACAACTCTTTTACAGTCATCACGCTGGGAGTTGTTTTTTTATTGTACTTACTCTGCCCATTGCTAAACAAAGCCACCTCATTATTAAACCACTGTTGCGCACTGCGCTTACTGTCAAAACCTCGTTTCTTGGCTCTTGCTTGTGTTCCATCTTGATGCCTACCAATATAGCCCACAACCTCATAGACTTTACCATGTTTGCTATCAACTTGTTTTATCTGCATTTTTATACTTCCTTTTGATGATTGAGCCAAAAGGTCAAAATAAAAAAGCGTGGTAATTTCAAACTAACACGCTTTCATTATTTCACACTATTTGACTGGTTGCACGTTTTAATCGTAGTAATGTTTTACAGCTTCATCAATTTCATCACGATCATATCTGATACCATGTTCTGTGGGATAGCCCTTTACCTTGCCATTCTTAACATAATGCTTCATGAACGTGTTATCAGCGACACTGATATATTGATGTGCTTCATTTCTGTTTAACCACTTTGGCCAACGTTGTAATTGTTGCATTTGTTTATCTCCTATTGTATTGATGTGTTTAATTTCAAAGTTACAATATCGTATGTGATCACGTTGTTAGAATCATCTGGACTGATACTAGCAATATCGTAATAGGTTTTGTCTGGTAACATGACAATTAACTTCTTATTGACTGCTTTATTGTGTCTTATCACAATCAAAATTGTATCTTCTAATGTTGTTCCTGCAATCGTATACTGCTGTGTCATGGTACGAGTACGTGGTGCATACTTTAATCCTATTTGTGGCACAAACTGATTGATAGGATTACCGTTTTTAGGGTTATAGCCTGATTTGGTTGTACCAAACTGTGCTTTTTTGTTGAAGTCACTAGGTTTATATTTAAGCATTCGTAGCCCCCACAATCTCACTTCTTAGATTCGTCAGCATGATACGAACACCAGTTGAATAGCCATTACTTAATTCACGGTCATAGTACATTGAAGTAGCTAGTGTCTTAATCAAACGATTATATAACTCTGCATCAACTGCCAAAATATCATCATCAGTGATTTTCATTCTGATAGATGCCTTAATCATGGCAGTAGCACCACTAATCAAGCTCGTAAGTGTTTTGAGTTCGTTTTCATCATCATCAATATTCAATTCATCTTGTAGCTCTTGTGGTGTAATTATCGCCATGTGCCACCTCCTGTGGTTAATTTAATATGTACGTACCCACTTCTGGGTACATTGGCTATAACTCTATGTGATAGCGATTTTCCTTGTCGTTCAAAACGACCACGGATTACTTACCTGCACTAAATGTAATAAACTTACCAGCATTAGTGTCGGCTGCCTTAAAGTCTGCACGCAAGGCAACGGCAAGAATACGCTCAAAGTTTTCGTTGTGATCCCATTCAATCGCAACATCAGAACGCATGGCTTCTAATACAAAGGCTTTAGGATCTCCCACAAAGGCTTTTGCATCACCTGAAACACCCAAAACGTCATCAGCGACAATCAAGACATTTGAGCCAAACAATGACTTGCCTGATGCACTAGCGATTGAGTCTTGCAACAAGTAACGACCATTACCATCTTTCAACAAATCAACGGCATTGTAGAAACTTTCAGTCACAATCCATTGGCGTTGATAGTTTGCCAAACCCTTGTTATATGCTGTCTTCAAGTCATCTGTTGTTTTTGCTGGCACGGCTGTTGCTGTTTGCAAAATCTTCCCAATTTGATACTGCTCTGTTAATTCCTTAGCCTCTTGAACATAAGTGTTGAGCAATGTTTTAAGGTTAGGTGCATCTTGTACCATTTCCATAGACAATGGCAAAGCACCACGATAAGTGAGTGCCTTATAATCAACACTCTTCAAAACTGCCTTTGCAATTTCAGGGTTTTCAGCTCGTTCTTCGGCTGTTGTCAATCGTGCCGTATTCTTTTGTAGAATTGGCAGTGAACCCATTCCTGATGTAACAGAGACACGATTGATAACGGCTGACAAATTACGAACATCAGTCGGTACTTTTTGAATATCAAAAATCTCTTTTGGAATGACAACGCCTGCTTCTGTGGTAGTGATAGCATTTGTTCGCTTTTCGCCAGTCTTTAGGTAGTGCATGAAGTCACGTACTTCGGCTGTTTCTTGTTCTTGGTTCAATTTAATTTCCATGTTTTCTCGTCCTTTCAAACTGCGTTCTTCTTGTAAATCTGGATCATCATCTCGTGTGTTGTCATCAGTTGAATCGTCTGACAGCCCCTGTGCTTTTTTAACGGCATCTAATTGCGCCTGTAAAGCATCAATTTGCTTTTGCAAGTCATCAATAGAAGAAACACCCTTTTGCACATCTGCTACATCTGAATCATCAGAATCTGCTAATGCACGAACTTCTACAATCTTGTTTGCCTTTTGCTTTTTTAAAGCATCTAGCTCTGTTTCTATTTCTGAAATTTTCATCATTTCCTCCTTATTCATATAACTTCAGCATTGCCAACATCTTTTGCTTGTAGGCATCATTTTTGAGCGCTCTGGTTACTGCTACGGTCGTTTCTTGATAAGCGGGCATAGTAACTACTGACACCTCATATAATGCCCCTACACTGTTGATAGTTCGTTTTGGTGTGTCGTCTGTCTCTTTACCCCATTCATCTGAATCAACCGTAAAACCAAAGCTCATGCCCTTTAAATTGCCTGCTCTGATGTTGGTGTACACGTCATTACCTAACGTGGTATTAGGAATATCTAAAATGAAATGCAAGCCTTTTTTATCAATATCAAGTTGTAATGTATTAGCTGATGTTCTGCCTAATACATTCGCAAAATTATGATCGTATAACGCTACTACGTCACTTAGATTGACATTATTAAAAGCATCAGGATTAACATATTCGATAAACCCGCCTAAGTTTTCACTGGGTTCATTAAAGACAACGGCATAACCACTAATTTGACCGATAAAGTCATCACTAGTGGCATCACGCACTTCTAACCCTTTAATATCAAAGGTTCGTGTCTCTTTATCGTTCATAAATTGATAACCCCCTTGTCAATTAAGAGTTTTTGCGCCTGAGAGGCTTCTAGTATGCCCTTATCCACAAAATTCAATAAATCTTGCTTCAAAGTGGCATTTGAATAATCCAAAATACTACTCATATCTAATGAAATATCGTCACTAAACTTAGCTTGAACTTCACTAATAATTGGTTCAATGTAACGATTTAAACCATTCACATACATGTTCTGTATCATTTCGAGGTTACTTTGTTGGTCGCCTTGACCATTTAAGTAGCTATCAGGAACACCAAACGCCTTACTAATCTGTGTCCGTTGATAAATTGCATTGTTTAAGAACTTAGCCACATCTGCATTGATTGAGATACTTTGAAAGTCTGCACTCTGATCTAATACCAAAGTACGACCCGCATTAGCTCCTGTATTAGCTTTCTCAAACTCGTTTCGGATATTGTCCTTAGCTTCAGGACTAACCACTGCTTCAGGTATTTTGATGACTGATGTGGGATTAAGTGCTTTCGCTATCGTACTCAACGACAACCGATTGGCTTGTTCCTGCTGTTGTACCTCATTCACAAGGCTTTCTAGTGGACTGTGACCGATTAATTCAGATCCATTGACACCATGAGCCATAATCTTGAAGTGAAGCACAGCACTGGCTTGATATGTTCCACCTTGATAATCGCCAAACGGTGTAATTTGATAACTCAAGACATCATTGGTTAAATCAAGCATCACATTCTGGTTAGGAACATAGCGCAATTCTTTACCATCAATCACTACAAAGGCATTACCTGATAGCAATATTTCTAAAACGATTGTTTGCCAAAAGTTGTATCGACTTGTTAAATGACTTGGCTTATTCAAAACGTTCAAGGCGTTTGGATTACTTCCTGTAAAAATAGCCCCTGCAATATCTGCACTGATAAGGCTTGTCACGCTGTATAAGTCACTGTTGTGTAAAGCAACATCAGCACTAATCAAATCATTAGGAACAATAGATACGCCACTGTCGGCAAAAATAAAAGGCATGTAATTACTAGGTGTAATCATCTGCCTTGTTTCAAATGGATTTTTAATACTCATGATTGACCACCTTTAGGCGCTAGGATATAAGCTAATCCGAACAGCCCAATACCAATGGCAAGCCAACCTACTTGTGTGGCTACTTGAAAGGCACAAATCACAATCGCAATAATGCCTAGCACAATCAACACAAACGGTATGTATTGACTAATATTTTTCAGTTTATTCATTCAGCACCACCTTTCTTAAAATTTAAACTCATTCATGAAATAATCATTTACTTGGTCTTCACTCATACCAGCAAATGGACTGTGGCTCTTATCTTCTGGGGCGTTTGAGAATGAAGTAAAGTAAAACATTCCCTCAAATAAGGCGTTGACAATGGCATCAGCCACATCAATCTTTGCACTGTTGGTATTCTTATCAATCTTGATACCATTGTTATCTTGTACAATAACTGCATTAGATAAGGCGCCAAACATGGCACTGTCATCAAGCATGGTTATTTGTGACTTGATAAACGCTGTTTGTAAGAACTTTGTGGGTTCATTTAATGACTTGATACCCTGACGAACTGGAATAATCAAATACTCATCTTTGACTTCATCTAGTCGCCTAATAAACTTCCCTGTTCCCCACTGGTCATACAAGATAGCCTTAACATTGAGATCATATTTTTCAATGAACGATAACATGAAGTTAAATACCTCATCTTCATCAATCAAACCGAATCTGTCACGAGTGATTGTCGCAAAGCCCTTACTTTCAACGTCTCGATAATTGATGCCGTCACGCTGTTCTTTAGCTTCAATCGTTCCCAACTTAGCCAATGGAATAAATGAATGCTGGTACAAGTGAAATTTTTGGTTGCCTGTATCGTCCGTATAAGGGAATACAAAGGCAATCGCTGTATCATCATTTGTCTGACTATAATCAAACCCAATATAGACATCTCTGCCTTGCATATTGAACGTTGGAATAATTGCCTGTGTAAGCAAATCAACTGGTAGAAACGCATTCTCTTTTGCATTCTGCCACCTGTTCATGTTCTTAGTAAGAAAATCAGGCAAGCGACCTTGTGAGTTTAATTCATCTCGTTCAGCCGTCATTTTTGGTATCGCTGACTTGCGTTTAGATTCTAACTCAAACAATGGATTAGACTTCTGCCAAATACTTGGGTCTCCAAAAGCCTCATCATCATTGTCCTGTTCCCATGCTAGAAACAGAATATTATCAATCTCATGCCATGTCTTTTGCTCCAAATATGAGCTATAACGCTTATAATCTGCAAACATTGGACTGCGCACATCTGTCCCACTGGTACTGATGAATATTGTTTGTGAATACGGAAGAAACGTTTGCCCTGATGTGATTGAGTTGATAAACGAACGGTCTTTGAATAAGTGGTATTCATCAACCACCGCATAACTAAAATGACCAATACCATCACTAGTCGTACTTGATGAGGCGCTTAATTTACGCATGGTTGTGGACTGGCTTTTAATTCTCATCTCACGTTGGTTGTACTCAATACCCCACTGCTTAGCCATCTTAGAAAATGTACCACTCGCTAAGTTAGCCCATTGACTAGACATGTATTTAAACAAGGCATCAGCATGAGCTGTATCAGCACTAGCAACCGCCAACTGTCTGTTGGTTTTAGGTTGCCCAAACAAGAAATTAAACAGGCTTATCAACGCCATCACGGCTGTTTTACCATTTGCACGTGCCATTGATATAATCGCTCTATCAAAGCGCTTACCGCCTGTTTCAGGCTCTTTCCAACCCTCTAGCAAACCAACGATAAATGCTTCATAAGGACTGATTTTAAACGGTTCTTTTGTTTCTAAATCAACCAACAACGTACTAAACATGATAATCTTATTTGTTCGTTCTGCATCATAAGCATAGTAAAATTCTGGATCACTTTTAATCCGTTGTAAATCTGATAAGTGACGTTCACATGCTAGTTTGATTTTATCGCCTGCAATGATATGACCAGTCAAGACACCAACGGCATATTTTATAGTCGGTTCATCAATCCCATATTCATTGATAACATCTTGATATTGTTCAATCATTGGCTACCACCAAACATGTCTGCAATGGCATCAGCATTTAAACTACCATCATCATCACTAGCCAAATCAATCAGGGTGGCACGAGAGCTGGGACTTAATCCTAACTCACCACCCAATGACTTGACTTTACCAGTGGCATCATTTAAGACGGCTGTGGCTGGGTTCTTATAGTATCGACCACTATTTTCATAGATAGCCCCAACGTCCTTGATATTCTCATAGGCTTCACGCATAACACTGTAATTGATACAAAATGCTTCAAGTGTTGACTTGTCAGCTACTGTGATATAACCCAATTTATTCAACGCTGGTACTAAGGTAGTCCACAAACGACTAGCCACGCCTGTTAAATGTTTAGGCGCTGTTTTTGGTAACTGTTTGATGTCTGCATTAGCTTCTTTCAAGGCTTCAGTGCGTTGTCTTTGGTAACTCTCATCGTTAGTCGAAGTTGTTATTTTAGCTTTTCTAGGCATCTTTACCTCCTTTTTAGTTTGATATATGTACGCAAACAGGGCGGACGAGACCCTGCCTGCCGTAGATGAACAAAAACGAAAAAATAACTCGTTATTTAAACGAAGAAGCCACCTATGTGTGTTGCTTCCCCTAAGCTATCAATCCCGGGGGATAATTTTGATGTCGTTCAAAATTTAAAACGGAAAAAAAGAAAAGGAAAATTATGGAGCAATATTAACTATTTGAACGAAATCCCACCCTACCAAAAGCAATGCCTAATCATTCGCTCGCATATCGCTGACACAATCATTCACGTACCCACCCTCCAACCATGTACGCAATATAAAAAGGACTGAACTTAATCAATCCTTTAATATCTTTATCCACCAGTCACGGCTTAAATGTTTCAACTTGTTGTCACTCATTTTGTTTTCAATAGCTGTCTTATGATTATGTTGTGCTTTAGTCAATAGCCAAAGATTACTCACATCATATTGTTCAGCGCTTGTCTTTAGCAATCGTCTCGGCACAAGATGGTCAACAATTAGATCACCCTTACCATACACTCGACCATCAACAGAACTGGTATACATATCACGTTGCTTAATGTATTCGCTTATTCGTTCCCATTGTTTAGTCTGATAAAACTCATGACCTAACTCTGGTCTGATGTTTTCATTGTAGTTCCGATTGTATTCTAACTTATCACGTTGCCCACGCAATGTCTGTGACTTCAACTCTTGTGACTGTTTCAATCTATCACGGTAACTATTCATACGTGATTGATAATGCTTATCGCAATAATCAAAGCCTAACTTAATTAGTTCATGGCAACCAATCTCGGCACATCTATGTAATCGCATTGAGTACCTCCATCTAATATTGCATATTACTATTATGCCATGTATTGTTAGTCAGAAACGGCAGAATGATGGCAACTTATACAGCAATGTCTAACTCATTAAATGTTTGTGCAACACTATCCTTGAATGTCTTTTGATAAGTACGGCATGTTCTCTCTGACAAGTTCATACGTAATGAGATAACTACCCAAGACAAGCGCTCACGTCTATCATAGTGCATCTGTACTATCTGCTTTGTTTCTTCACTGAATGTTGTCTCTAATCGTTTAATAGCATCACGTTGCTTTGTCAATTCATGTAAAATGCTGTCTGCCTCATACTTAGCTATCAAATCATCTAAAGGTCTAGTGACTTTATTGATGGCTCGTGAAGCGCCAATGTTGTCATCATCATGTGGTTGCCATTGCAGTTCTGATCTACGTAAAAGAATCTTCGTATCAATCACACCACTGTAATAGTTTGTCAGCAATTCATCAGTTTTATCCGCCATAGTTACCTCCTATAAGTCACGACCAGTTAAACGTTTAATATTGTGTTTGATTTCCTTAACACGTTTGTCTGATGGTGGTTCAACCGAGTAATCACCCTTAATTACTTTATTCAAATCACTACCAACTAATTCCAACATTAGTTTTTGTGCTTGCAAGGCATTTAAAGTTGATTGATGTTGAATTGCCATATTTTGAATTTGTGACTTATAACCATCACATGCTTTTTCAAGATTAGCTAAATCATGCGATTGCTGTTTTAATAGCCAACGTTGCCAGAAGATATATCCAACCAACACCAACGTAATTACAAGTACTAATATTTTCATTGTTCCCCCTCAATTTCTCCAACCTTATTCACAATATCAATCGCAAATTTCAACATAATATCAACAACATCTTCAGTATATACCGAGTTTAATTTCTTACTGTTAACTGCAATACTTAAAGCGTGGGCTATTGCTTCGATACTTCTTGCGTTTTCAGAAATATACTGCAATTCTGTTCTCTTAACTTTGCATTCTTCCATGTTTTTATCTCCTAAATTTCAATTTACCTGTCGTTCATCAGTGACACTAAAATGACTCTATACTTTTTTAGTGTCATAGCCTAATCTCACTTATACCAACGTTTCAATGTGATATATGACTCTAATGACTCTATTTTTTTCTAAACATATATATAAATACAAAATACTAAAATATAACACTTATTGTATTTTAGAGTCATTAGAGTCATAATATCTACGTTTCCCTTGCGCCCCATGGTTTTGGACTATGACTCTATTTTTATTTTTGTGTCATTTAGTGTCATAGTTTTTCCCAACCTCTACCAGATGTTTTCCTGTGAGCCTGCCAACCCTCTTTGTTATCCATAACATTCTTGATCTTATTGGCAACACTTCGATTTTTTACTAAATCAATTTTATTTAGCGCCTCATATGCTATATCGGAACTAGTAACCCACTCTAAATCATTACTATCAACATATCTGTTAATCTGGTTTTCAATCTCGTCAACATATACAAAGTTTTCACGATGCTTAGCAAGTTCAATTTCTTGTTCACGAGTAGGATATTGCAAGCCTTTGGTTTTATACTTATGCACCATTTCGCCCCAAAATTGCATCACATCTCTCTCATTCAAATCTGTAAATGGGTGTTTAATCTGATTAGCCTTAGATGAAAGTATTGGCAAGAAGCGTCTGTTCCCTGTTTTGTCTTTCAAATATTCAACTTGGTTGGAAGTTCTAGCCAAAACAAAGTGCTTAGCTCGCCTTACATTCTTATGACCGTAGGCTGGACGATATTCTAACTCTTCCATTGTGATGAACTTTTTCGTAACATCAAACGTACTAGATGCTGTAGCTTCCATTTCATCATCATTAACTATCAAAGCACGTTGCATTTTGGTATATTCATCTTTGTTTTTGAAATTCTGAATTGTATCAACATAGGCATCACGTCCTAATTTTTTGAGTAATGTTGTTTTACCAGTTCCTTGATCACCAACAATATCTAAAGAAAAATCAAACTTTGTCATAGGATTGTAGACCTTAGCGACTGCCCCAATAAAAAACGTTTCTGTTATCAAAGTTGTAATTTCATTTTTTGGAGCGCCTAAGTATTCAGGTAAAAAAGTACTCGAACGTTCAACTTTGTCCCACATTCTTTCAGCCTTATCAAAATAGTCAATCTTCGGATTAAATTTATTCTGCTCTAATTGTGAAACCAGCGATATTGCAGAAAAGCCCATATTTTGATTGATTGTAAACCCGTAATGACGTTCAAGATAACTGATAAGGAACAATACATCAACATCTCGCATAATACCCTTATCGATGACTGCTTCATCTATTTTAATAGTCTTGGTAATTTCTTCTTCTTCCGTGAAGTCATTAAATTTGAATACTCCATCAAACAAAGGATCATTTTTCAATACAAGAACAACATTACTCATAACAGTGCCACGTATTGCTCCCGCTTTTGTTCTTTTAAAACCTTTATACCATTCTGGATCATCTGGTAATTGTTCAAAATCATCAGCCATCAACGTCCTCCCAATCTTCTTTGTTTTTCTCTCTGATATGCAGAACGATAGATCGTCTCAACTTCTTTGTCAGCAAGTGGCACATCAGAATTTTCGTTTACCTTTTTCACAATGGCATAAGCAATATTTGGGTCAACGTTTATTCTCAACAAGTATCCTGATAGACTTACACACATGTTGTTGCGCTGACCTTCACTGAAACCATTCAATACCATTTCCCAACGTTCTTGTGTTGAGTATCTAGGTACTCGCTTAGTCTGTGTATTATCACTTGTGGCAACGTTAGAAACCAGTTCAATCAACCAATCAGGCATCAGATTAGCATTTATAAACTCTTTACCAAAATGCTGATAACCTATTCCACCACCATCAACTAACTTAATAGATGGCGCTACTGTGATTTTGTCCGTGATTATTTCCACACCTGGCAATGGATTATGGTTAATCTTTTCTATATCAAAGCCTTTCGGGATATAGTAGAAAACGTGAAAACCGTTACGTGGTGTCTTTTCAATCACTTCATTATCAAAGTTAGGTGTGATACCTGCTTTTTTAAGTGATGTTAAACCATTCTTATTCTGTGTGTGTCTGTCAATATCTAACACCACTAAGCCTGTGTCTTTCAATATGATGCCTACGTTGCTGTTAGCGCCGTACTTCAAGAACATTTCTGTTAGCTCACGAACGTTATTAGTAGCATCTAAATGACCTCTGCTACCCTCGTATGGCACGTTCGTGCCTTGCGATAACAGATAAACCGCAAAACCTTGTTGTATCAACTCATGACTTTTTATGATATAATTTGAGTTGATAAATTTATGTTTAGTCTCTTGAACTTGGTCGCCAAACTTCTGTTCAGGAGCTTTTTTTGTGTCTTCTGTCATCTTTTACCTCCCTTTGCATCTCCTACTGATACGCCCATCAAGAACGCACCACCAATCAAAATTAGTAATGTTAATACTTCACCAGTCCACTGCAATGCGTTCATTTCTTAATCCTCCTTTGACAGCCAACTTATTAATGAACCAAACACTCGATCTTGTACAACTTGCTTCTTGCCACGCTCTATTTGGCTCAAAATGTCTCTAGTAACATTCGTTTCTTTAGCCATATCAGCTAGTGTCATACTTTGCTGACGTCGCTTAATCAACAATGCTTGTGCCATCTGATTATCAATTACTTTATAGGTACTCATTTTCAAATTCTCCTTTTGTTTGACGTTTTCGCAAACATGCATGACTTAATTATAGTTTGACGTTTTCGCAAAGTCAATAGTTTTTTTGCGAAAACGTCAAACAGTGATATAATTGTTTTATAAATTAATGGCAGGAACGAACTATGGAAAATAACCGCATTAAGACATTACGGGAAAAAAATAATCTTACATTAAAAGAGGTGGCCAAAGGCGCAGGCATTGATTTTACTACGCTATCTAAATATGAAAATGGTGTTGTTAAAACAGGTAAAGTTCAAACTTGGAAAAAACTTGCCGACTATTTTGGTGTGTCAATGGCATATTTACAAAATGTCGATGATTTTTTTGATCAGCGAGTCCACACTGATCAGTTTGACAGATACGAAGAATATTTAAAAAATCGTGGTGTTAATTTTGATTTAAATAAATATGATGATTCAACAATATCAGCTTTCACGCAATACGAACTTAATCAATTAGACAGTGCCCTTAATATGGGTAATACTGATTTACGCTCTTTACCAGACAATGAAATTGACAAAATCACTGATATGTTTCAACGGCTTTATGTCTCTCTATATGGCATGACAAATAAAAAGAATAAGGCTTTTTATAACGCCTATTTCAATTTATTAGAATCAATAAGCGATTTAGCAATAAGTCTTCAAGTTGCTGACGAACACAATGCTTCTGATACATTCAGAGAACATGTTGGTTTTGACCGATCTGATATTACAAAAATATTGGAGACTTTTACTAACGAGATCGTAAAAAAATCGAACGTAGCCAATGATTTTGATGCTGAACAGGGTCAATTCTGGGATATAGAAAAGCAGACATATACAGATGCTGTACCAAAATCATCGCATCTATCACCAGCCGAAAAATTGGTAATTAGTAAAAAAATAAAAGCCCAAAATAAAAAAGCCTCTGACGATTAAATCAGGGGCTTTTGTTGTGGTAGAATGTAATTAGTCTAAAATAATGTATCAACGAAGGGGAACTAATTATGTCAGTAAAAATAACATTTGTAAATGGTGATAACGTTCAAATTTCAGATGAAACATACATCAATGCTTGGAGCTCTTCTGAAACAGTTTATGCAAACCATGAATTTCATGCAGAGAATGTTTTTGCAGGTTCATTGAAGGACAGTCAAATTTCAGGTGTAGCCGAGACAGTTGTTGGACTCCAGAGCATACTTGGATCAGCCGATTGGTTTAATTTAGCCAATGCACCAAAAAAGATTTACAAGACGAGTGCAATACTAAGTTTAGAAACTTTATAATAATGTACACTTATGAAAGATACCTGATTATGGTATCTTTTTTGTTCTACTCAAAAATGAGTAAAAGTAGTTTTAGTCATAATTGTCCAAAACTGGACAACCATGTTTTCTGCCACATCTGGCGGAATAATCGACACATCTGTCGATGCCTATTTTCTCCACTACTGGAGAATTGTGTATATATACATTCTTTACTGTATATTTATGTAATATGTACCACATGCTGTTTTGTGTGTTATTTAGTCAAACAAAAAACGGCTTAAATGCCGTTCTGTCGCTCAATCACCGTTCAAATTTATGTGTTATTTTTGTGTTATTTCGCTTGAAATACCATGCAATCTAATGAAATGATAAACCATAACAAAAGGCGCTACATTAGGCTTTTGATACCTTATGCAACGCCTTGAAATGTATTAGTGGAGAAGAAGGGATTCGAACCCTCGCACGCTTTAACACGTCTACACCCTTAGCAAGGGCGCCTCTTCAGCCGCTTGAGTACTTCTCCATAACAATAACTAATATACCAGAATTTAGAATGGATAGCAATACCCAAAATGCCGTCAACACTGCTTTTTGCGCTCAATAAACAGTTCATGAGCGAAGACTCATAGTACTGTCATAATTACCGTATTTCAATGCCATGGTTTTCCATGAAAGATTGCTTTAGTAGTTTTTAAAAAGCCGACATACACTCACATAGAGTCCGTATCGGCTTTTTTAATTACATTCGGTCAAGCTTAACCGTCGCATATCTGGAAACACCTGCTCATCTATTACACGGGTGCACAGAAATTGTTAACTCTTTATTGTTATTCCGCTTCTTCTTTATAGCTTAATGCGGCAACGTTTAATTCTTTATCTCCTAGTCCCTTTGTAAAGCTAGTTTCGTGGGAAACAATAATCACGTTTCCTGGGAATTTGTCGATAGCTGCACGCAAAGCATTTTTTGTGCCTTCATCCAAGTGGTTTGTCGGTTCATCTAAAATCAAGAAATTACTTGGTTTCATTTCCATAATGGCCAACTTAACTTTGGTCTGTTCCCCACCAGAAAGCTGCTTCATTGGTTTTTGCGCATTTTCAGCGTTAATACCAGCAGCAGCTAACCGAGTACGTAAAGCTTTCGGCTCCAATTTAGGGAAACGATCTTGCATTTCTTGCAGTGGTGTTTTTTGATCATTGTCCCATTCTAAATCTTGATCAAAGTAATTCACAACTGCTGATGGTGAAAACTCTGCTTCACCACCAAGTGCTGGAATAACACCCAAAACAGATTTAATTAGTGTAGACTTACCAGCACCGTTAAAACCTTTGAAGACAACCTTTTGACCCGATGTCATCGAAAAGGTCACCGGCTCCAAAACAGGTGTTACATAACCAACAGAAAGTTCATTCACTGTTAGTGCGTTTGCAGACTGAGAGTTAACATAGGGAAAATTAAACTTAGCTTGCAATGCCTCTGACGGTGGATCAACTCGATCCATTCTTGCCAACATTTTTTCACGTGACTTGGCTTGTTTTGATGTTGACGCACGTGCCTTGTTTTTGGCAATAAATTTTTGCGCTTTCTCAATTTCACCTTGTTGCTTTTCATATTGACGTAACTGTTGCTCAGCTCGCTCGTCTTTTTGACGCATTGCCTTTTTAAATGAGCCACGGAACTTAGTAATTTTACCAAACGATAGGTCAATTATTGCATTGGTTACCTTATCCAGGAAGTCAAAATCATGCGAAATAATCATCGCTGATCCTTCAAAAGACTGTAGGAAATCTTCAAGCCATTCAATATGGGCCACATCTAGATAGTTTGTTGGTTCATCTAAGATAATAACGTCGTCATTTTCTAACAATAACTTAGCCAGAATGACTTTGGCACGTTGCCCACCAGACATTGATTCTAGTGCCCGAGTGCGCCCAATGGCTTCCAATCCCAATCCAGAAATCACGCGCTCAATTTTGGTGTCCACGTCATAAAATCCGGCAGCGTCTAGCTCTTCTTGCATGCGTCCGGCGCGTTCTAACAATTTATCAGATAAGCTCTCTGCATATTCATTGTACAGTTCCGTAATACGGTCTTGTTTGTCATACAAATCTTGATAAGCCGTATGCAAAAAATCAACCAGCGTCATTCCCTCAGGAATTTCTGCATACTGGTCTAGATAGCCGACCTTTAGGCCTTTTTGCCATTCGATTTTACCAGAGAGAGGTAGTTCTTGACCGGTAATGATCTTGATAAGTGTTGACTTACCAGCACCATTTTGGCCAACAATGCCCATGTGTTCTCCAGCCTGTAATTCAAATGCTGCATCTTCGTATAAAGTTTTTTCTGCGTAGGCCATTGAAAGGCCTGAAATTTCTAATAATGCCAT